CACTACATTGAATCTTTCATCTTCAATTGTACAAATGATAGCAACAGCTATTAACCAAATTACAGCTAGTAGAGCTTCTGGGGTTAAATTATTTACTGCAAGAACATTCAAGAGTTCATCTACTGGTGGTGGAATAGGAGGAACTTTCGTTTCTGGTACGATTGGTACTATAGCTAATCTACCAACAGCAGCAGATTCGATTGAAATTAGAAATAAATTTACTGGAAATGTTGCAGCATCTTTCCTTGGCGGTGTTACTGCTAATAGAGCTACTGCATCATTTGATATAACAGTTGGATCAGATAATGATCAAAATGGTAGCCATGATGGTGCATCATTTACTTTATATCTAGCAGACGATGCAGCAGGAGATGGAGTAACTACTTACAATCCAACAGCAGACGGCTTTACAGGAGATGCAGATACTAATAACATACTAACATCAGCAACTACATATTCAGGTTCAGTAGATACTACTAGTGAAGAGTGGTTAGGTAAAGTATTTGGCACAACACCTAAAGACAGAAATAAACCAGTATACAATTATATGTTGTTTAAAAACTTTGCATCAAGATCCTATTCTGCAGATAGTAGTTTAACTGTATCAGCAACTAATATAGAAAATGCATACGCTACAGTTTACGATTCTAAAAATGCTTATGAAGCAAGAACACCTTTTATTGTATCGCAAAACTTAGGTTCATATGCAAGTCCAAAAACAACTAGATTATTCAAATTCCATACTAGATCTCATGGTGCAGCTACTAACTATCAGTACAAGGTTGCTATTTTAAATATTAAAGCAGCAGGCTCAGTAGCAGGTTCTGATTACGGTACATTCTCTATACAGCTTCGTAGATTGGATTTATCTGGAACTATACATGCAGCTAATAGCCCTTATGCTAAATCAGGGGATAGAGATTTAAGTCCTCATATAGTTGAACAATTTAATAATTTAACTTTAGATCCAAATTCACCTAACTTTATTGCTAGAGTAATAGGAGATAGATATCAAAAGATAGATGCTAATGGTAAAGTAACTGTATTCGGAGATTATCCTAACTTATCTAGACATGTATATGTTGAAGTACCAGAAGAAGTAAAAGATCAAGGTATATCGCCTGATTTAGTACCATTCGGATTTGAATCACTAAAACAACCTGTATTGACTACAGTTGCAACGTTACCAACTGCTTCTTTTGTAGGACATACTAATAATACTGTAGACCGTACAGCAGGTGGAACAGCAACAACTCACTACCTCAAGAAAACTCAGATAGCAGACAAAGTATACAACAAGAAAGTATTTTACGGATTTGATTTTACTGATACAGATAACTACAATTATTTATTACCATTACCATCAGCAGGTGGTCCAGTAGGAAACAATAAGCACTTTAATTTATCTCATTGTTTCCAACACCCTTCCGCTTCATTAAATGGAGCAGGTAATGATGAAACAGCAATCACGCCAGGTGGATCTACTATAAATCTTACAACTAAGAAATTTATAGTACCATTCCAAGGTGGTTTCGACGGATTAAATCCGGCACGATATGTTGCACGAGCAGGTGATATTGTTTCAACTAACATGTTAGGATTCGACTTATCAACAGCTGAAAAAGATGGATCTAAAGCATTTAAACGAGCAATTAATGCGGTATCTAATCCAGACGAATACGATATCAACTTATTACTTACTCCAGGTGCTAATCACAGATTACACTCAACAGTTACTACTCACGCGAAAAATACATGTGAAGATAGAGGAGACGCATTATACATTATGGATGCAGTAGGATATGATACAACAACTATATCTACAGTAACTAACACTGTCAAGTCGTTTGATTCTAATTATACTGCAACTTATTGGCCATGGGTTAAAATACTCGATACTGATAAGAACAAACCAGTTTGGGTACCACCTTCAACTGTAATGGCAGGTGTAATATCTAAAAACGATCAAGTAGCATTCGAATGGTTTGCACCAGCAGGTTTAAACAGGGGTATTTTAACAGAAGCAATAGATGTACCAACTAGATTAACTCATGCAGAAAGAGATGATTTATATGAAGGTAGAGTAAACCCAATTGCAACTTTCAAAGAAGGTATTTGTATCTGGGGACAGAAAACTTTACAAGCTAAACCATCTGCTTTAGATAGAATTAATGTTAGAAGATTGTTAATAGCAGCTAAGAAATTTATTGCATCAGCTACTAAATTCCTAGTATTTGAAAATAATACGAATGCAACTAGACAGCGTTTCTTGAATATAGCTAATCCATACTTCGAAAGTGTTCAACAAAGACAAGGTCTTTACGCTTACAAAGTAATAATGGACGCAACGAATAACACTCCAGATGTGATTGATAGAAATCAAATGATTGGAGAAATATTCTTACAACCAGCTAAAGCAGCAGAATTTATTATACTAGATTTTAACATATTACCAACAGGAGCGGTATTCCCTGAATAATAACAGAAAAAAAGGATACTTTTTATATAACTGCATATTTATATATGTAGAAACAGAATAAACGAGGAGAACAAATGGCACAATTAATCGACCCAACAGAAGCAATGTTCACGGCATTCGAGCCGAAGACACAGAATAGGTTTATCATGTATATAGATGGTATACCTGCATATCTAATTAAAAAAATCGACAGACCATCAATTACATTTGGTGAAGTAACTCTTGATCACATTAATGTGAAAAGAAAGTTAAAAGGTAAAGGTGATTGGGGTTCAATCACATGCGATCTTTATGATCCAGTAGTACCATCTGCAGCACAAGCAGTAATGGAATGGGTTAGATTATCACATGAATCTGTTACTGGTCGAGACGGATATGCTGATTTCTACAAGAAAGACATTACTTTTAATGTATTAGGTCCTGTAGGTGACAAAGTCGAAGAATGGACGTTGAAAGGCGCTTATGTACAATCAACTGCTAAAGGTAGTTTAGATTGGAGTACAGATTCAGCGTTAATGCTTTCAATTACATTAGCATACGACTACGCAATATTACAGTTCTAATATAGTATTAGACACATATATTAAATTAAATAAAGGGAAAAAAAGTTATGAGCGAAAACACTAAAGTTACGGCTAAACAAACAGACAAAAAGAAATTTCCAACCGAATTTATCGATCTTCCAAGCAAGGGGTGGTTCTATCCAAAAGGATCACCCTTAGCTAGTGGTCAAGTAGAATTAAAATACATGACAGCTAGAGAAGAGGATATCCTAACTTCTGCAAATCTTATTAGAAAAGGTAAAGTAATTGATACACTTATCAATGCATTATTAGTAACTGATGTTAATTACGATGATATTCTAGTGGGTGATAAAAATGCTATTATGATAGCAGCTAGAATTTTAGGATATGGTAAAGATTACGATCTCGATTACACTTGCCCTAAATGTGGTGAACTTAATAAACTACAAGTTGACTTAACTGGTTTAAACAACAAAGAATTGGATTTTGATAAATTTACTCAGTACTCAAATGAATTTGATTATGAGTTACCATTATCTAAAAATACAATAACTTGGAGGTTTATGGATGGTAAATCAGAGAAAGCATTAGATAGTGAACTCAAAGGATTAGCTAAATTTGCAAGCAAAGAAGGGCCAGGTAAAGATTTAACTACTCGTCTAAAGCACCAAATAATTGCTATCAACGGTAATCGTGATGTAAAGGCTATCAGAGAATTTGTAGATGCAGAGCTATTTGCTCAAGACTCTCTAGCATTACGTACTAAAATGAGAGAATCAGCACCAGATGTACTAACTAAATTCAACTTCGATTGCGAAGCTTGTGGATATACGGAGACCGTCGATATGCCTATCGACACCGGCTTTTTTTGGCCTTCAACCACAGCATAGACCTATAATACATGAGGAAGTTTTCATGCTTTGCTACTATGGTAAAGGTGGATTTACACATGATGAGGTATATAATATGCCAAGGTATTTACGTACTTTCTATTTAAAGCAAATAGAAAAAGTAGTAACCAAGCAAAACGAATCACAAGAAAAAGCTGATAATCATACTAAAGGTAAATCCGAAGTATTTTCACCACCAGTAATGCCAAAACAATAGGTTTTCTAGGTATTTCATATTTATATATGTGAAACTATGTAAAGGGAATACTATGGAAAAATCAGAAAAATATATAATTAATGAAGGTGTTTTTGACTGGCTGCTAAAAACCTTAGCAGGTAAAGAACGCACAGCTAAGTTAAGGTATTATAAAGCTATTCAAGGTGATAGAAAATTAAGTAAATTATCTAAAGAGTTAGAACAAAAAATTGCTGATATGAAAAAAGCAATGCAAGATTCTCATTACTCAGATCCAGATTTCGATAAAGAATTTTTAAAGAGACTTCAACGAGGTCTATAATAGATATCTATGGGCAAAAAGATCAAAAATCAAGGGAGGCGTGTAGCTAATACTATAAAGTCTGAAGACTATTATAATGATCCATCTATTCAAGGACAGATAGATGATAGAGGTATAGATAGTGCTAAAAAGTTAAAGCAAGAGGTAGTTGATATAGCTCAAAGTTATGAATCTATAGCTAATATGCAGCAACAGATTACTCAAGAAGCTGATAGACAGTATGGTATAGAAAAACAACTGTTAAATAATCTAGGAGTTTATGAAAACAAAGCTAAACTTGTAGCTCTTCAGAAAAAATTGATTAGAGATATATCTCTCGAGGATTCTAATATAGTAAAACAAACAGTTAGCGATTATGAAGATTATAATCGAGAAGCAGCTAATGTTGCTAAAAAAACACAAGAACTTTTACGATTCCGAAAAGAGCAGTTACCTTTTGAAGATAAAATAAGAGGATTTCAAGCTGAGATAGCTATTTTATTAAAAGACGGTGAAGATGCTCTCAAAGGTCAAAATAAAGAAAAGCTAGATAATTTAAGATCTCTCAATCAACAGTATCAAGCCTTATCCAAGCAAGAGCAGATGAACAAGCGAATCGAAAAGATTCAAGGTAACATTACAGAAGCAATGAGCATGCAAGGAACTGCAGCTGGTGAAATTTTTGATACTTTAAAGAAAATTGTTACCAACCCTTTAGTTATATTCACTGGACTTCTAGCTTTAGGCGTACAGCGTTACGAGGAAATGCGTCAGCGTGGTAACCAGTTAGCTGAAGAACAGGATCGAATAAACAAAGCACTTGCTGGAGCTGGTCCCTACCAGCAAAAAATTATTGAACGAGCTCGTATTATTAGAAGTCAGTTTAATGCAGCTGGTGAAGGATTTTCCAGTAGTATGGAAGGAGCAGTTGGAGCAGTACAAGCATTAGAAAAGCAGTTGGGTAATGTAGATTTTGTGAGCGGTAAACTTGTTAAGACTATGAGTAAGCTTAAACTATCAATAGGTTTAAGCGATGAAGAATCAGCTAAAGTTCTAGACAATTTCATGATTATGAGTGG